GCCGACACCAAGATCAAGCTCAGCCTGTGCCGCACGCTGTGGCTGCTGGACTGGATTTGCGAGCAGTGGGGCACCACCCGGCAGGCTGTCATGGCCAAGAACCTCGCCAAGCTGGCCGACCGCAAGAATCGTGGCGTGCTGCAGGGCAGCGGCGATCACCGATGAGCATTCAGGAGCGCATCGAGCGCATCGAGAAGACCTTGAAGCAGGCTAACAACCCTATGGCCCCGGTAGGTCAGGCCCAGTCCGGGCTTCAACTGGCTCAGGTGGAGGTGCCGTGGCTCATCGAGCAGTTGAAACTGGCCCTCGGCCTGCAGGAAGAAACCAACGTCGTCAACCTGGAGGACTACCGTGCTAAGCACACGAGCGATTCCCTCGCAGCAGCGGTGGGATCTTAGCCATAAGCCCGATAGGCGCCCGCTGGGCTGCAACGGGAAGTACGGCCAGTCCGGCTACAAGGCGCACAAGCGCAAAGGCCAGAAGGTGTGCCCGCGCTGCAGGTCTTCGCTCAACCACTGGCGCCGTGAGAAGGCGCGGGGAGGTATCAAGCCGACGTTGCCCCAGCCCTGCGGAACACACGCGGCCTACGAGAGGCACAGGCTCGCAGGCTTGCGGGGTAACGAGATCGACTTGGCCTGCAGGGTAGCCGAGGCCAACTACCGGGCAGAACTGAGGGCCAAAAACCCTTGACACTCTATTCGTGTGTCTGTAGTTTTGGATCAGCACTAAATCAAAACACACAACCACCGCAATCAAGGAGCAACCAAAATGTCTACTCTCACCCTCGTAACCAACCCGGCCCCGAAGACCGCAGCCAAGGAGAACGTCGATGTCGTTCTCGAACTGTTGGCCGAGGCCGCACTCGAAGCGCAGCAGAAGGCCAAGCAGGCCGAGGAGGCAGCCAAGGCTGCGACCGACGCCTTCCGGCAGGCCCTCGAAGCCGCTGGCAAGCTCAACGAGGACACCAAGGCTGTGGGCATCGTCCGCACCACGCTCTACCCCACCCGCCGCTTCAGCGAGGATCTGGCCCGGTCGATCATGACCAAGAAGCTGGCCAAGGAGTGCGAGAAGACCGTCCTGGATTCCGCCGCCGTGAAGCGCAACGTCAGCCCCGTTGATTACGAAAAGATGCAGCAGATCACAGGCTGGACGATGAAGCTCTCAGTAGACAAGGGCTAGTCTGATGGCCGAGAAGAAGCCCAAGCGTGTCACCTGCTTGACCTGCTATGCCGAGGTCAAGACCGAGAACGTAGATGAGCACGAGTGGTGGCACATCAACTTGAACCGCCAGATTGACGACGCTTGGAGCAGTTCCCACGGGAACTAAAAATTTTCGGCAGCATTTGCTGCATTGGTTCATTGTCCACACGAAATACCTAATAGGAGACATAGGAATGACTCTCACCAAGATCGCCGCGTGGACAATGTTCCGCGCTCAGATGCTTCAACAGATCGAGGGCGCAAACGCAATCAACTCCCTGACCGAGGAGGAGTTCGAGCAGTACGAGGAGTTCGCCACCGAGTTCGAGATGGACCTGGCCAAGGTCGGCATCGAGGCCCAGAACGAGGCAGCGGGCCTCCACGAGACCTGTGACTACGCCGTGCAGACCCTCGAAGCCAAGAAGCCCTACGAGTGGGTGGCCGAAGACTACCGGATGCTGGTGGAAATCTACGAGGGCTCCAAGTACGAGAAGCTGCACCTCGCACACATCTTCCGCATTCAGAACAACGAACTGCTGCTCGACCTGGTGAAGCCGTCATGACCGACCCTCGCCCGATGCCACGGCCCAAGACCTTCCTGCAACTGGTGACAAACGAGCGACCGCCCTGCACCAAGGAAGACCCGGAACTGTTCTTCCCGATCAGCTACATGGGAGGCGACGACTTCCAGATCCGGCAGGCCAAGGCGGTCTGCAAGTCCTGCCCCATCGCCGTCGCCTGCCTGGAGTTCGCCCTCGAAGTCGAGGATGGCTTCGCCATTCTCGGAGGCATGACTCCTGGTGAGCGCCAGCGCATCAAGTTCCAGCAAAGCTTCCGGCAAAGGAGGGCGGCATGAGGACACTCGCCTATTTCTCAGGCTTCTCCGGCATCGGTGGTTTCGAGCTTGGCATCGAAGTTGCCGCCCGAGACCACAACATTCAGGCGCAATGCGTCGGCTACTCCGAAATCGACAAGAACGCAATCAAAATCTACGAGGAGCATTTTGGCCACCGAAATTATGGAGACGCAACTCTCATCGACGCCGATCTCCTCCCAGACATCGACCTCTACACTGGCGGATTTCCGTGCCAGGCGTTCTCGGTTGCAGGCCAACGCCGAGGATTCGAGGATACGAGAGGCACTCTTTTCTTTGATGTGGCCCGAGTCCTCCGAGCAAAGCGGCCTCGCTATTTCATCCTTGAAAACGTCAAAGGTCTTCTCAGCCATGACAAGGGGAGAACTTTCCGAATCATCATCGAAACCCTTGTCGAACTGGGGTATTGCGTCGAATGGCAGTTACTCAACAGCAAAGATTTTGGCATCCCCCAAAATCGTGAGCGAGTCTACATTGTCGGACATCTTGGAGGACTCCGTGGACTCCCTGTATTTCCTTTCGCCCACCAAGGTAGCAGGTATTCAACGGTCGGCCAGTCAACAGAAACCACAATTGCTCGAACACTCACCGCAGGTGGCCACAGTGGCGGCAACCATAGCGGCATGACGATCCTCCGCATGGAGGAAGGGGACCGTAGGACCACTCCGGTGGAGTGGGAGCGCCTGATGGGCTTCCCCGACAACTGGACCGCCGTAGCCAGCAACTCAGCACGCTACAAGGGCCTCGGCAACGCAGTCTGTGTGCCCGTAGTCACCGCCATCGCACATCGTCTTCTGGAGGGATGGTCATGAGCGCCAACGTTGAAGTCCTTGGACGGGGTAAGTTCTTGGCCTTGTGCGATAAGTGTGCAGACGGCATCCGGTCTCACCGCCGTGTGTTTGTCGAGGACTGGGCTCTCAACCACAACGCCTCGGAGCATGAGGAGGAGTCATGACCGCCGACCTGGAAGTCGTCCGCTACACCGACACCCAACTCACCCAGATGTTCACCGCTGGCTTCACCCGGCGCTCCGAGCGCGACAAGCAGGTCATGCTCGGGCCGTCCGAGGTCGGCGGCTGCGAATACTGCGTCGGCTACACGATGGCGCAGAAGTCCGTTGACCTGCCCAACCGCGACGGCTGGGGCTACGCGGCCTGGATCGGCACGATGGCCCACTACTGGCTGGAGCAGAACCTCGTGCTGGAAGACCCGGTGACTGGGGAGACTGTCCCGACTCGCCGGGAGCACAAGGTCGAGGTCTTCGAGATCCCCGGCTACGGGGTCATCAAAGGCCACTGCGACATGCAACTGGACGACACCACCGTGGACTACAAGTTCCCCGGCAAGTGGAGCTACGAGAAGCTGGCAGCGGACCTCGCCAAGCGGCGCTTCCACCTTTCCAGGGGAAGCGTGGAGTGGGCCAAGTACGGGCCGAGCCTCCAGTACCGCTACCAGCAGCAGCTTTACGCCTACGGTTTCAACCAAGCGGGCATCGAGATCAACCGCTGTAGAATTATATTTTTGCCGAGGCATTCCAATAACCTACAGGATGTGGTTCACTGGGAGGAGCCCTACCAGCCCGAGATGGTCCAGAAGGCTCTCGACCGCACCACCATGATCTTCGACTACGTGATGGACGGGCAGCTTGGGGAGTTCGAGAGCGATCCCGACTGCTACCGCTGCGACGTTTACGGGCGGGGCGACCTGACTAACTACCACAACCTATTCAACTAAGGAGCAACCAGTGACCACCACACTCAACGAGCATGAAGTAGACGCGGCAGCCGCCGAACTGTCTGCACTGGCAGCCGAGGCTGAGGCCGAGGAGAAGCCTGCAGCCAAGAAGTCCAAGGGCAAGCTACCCCCGCCCAGCAAGGCGCTGTTCGACCTGAGCAGCATCGTCACCATCACCAAGCCTCGCCGGGCCGACCAGTCCTTCACGATGCTCCTGATGGGACCCCCAAAGGCAGGGAAGACCCTGCTGGCAGGTACGGCCTCGGAAGTCGAGGCACTGTCCCCGGTGCTGGTCATGGCCGTCGAGGACGGCTCCAGTGTGCTCGCACGCGACTACCCGGACGTTGACGTGGTGGAGATCCAGGACTGGGCCACGGCAGCCGCCGTCATCAACGCCGTGGCCGAGGGCACGACCAAATACAAGACGCTGATCGTGGACACCCTCGGAGAACTCCAGGAACACATGAAGGACCACATCACCAACGGTGGTAAGTCGGACATGCGTATCCAAGACTGGGGCACCATCAAGGACAACACGGTCAACACCGTGAAGCTGCTGCACCGTTCTCCGGTGAACGCCATCTTCATCACCCACGCCGAGCAGGTCAAGGACGAGAACTCCGGGGCCATCTCCATCCAGCCCTACCTGCTGGGCAAGGCGTCCCTCGGGGAAGTCCCCAAGGTGGTGGACATTATCGCCTACCTCGCCGTCGCACAGGACAAGGCCACCAAGCAGAACTTCCGTGTGCTTCAGACAGGGCAGGACGGCAAGATCATGGCCGGTGACCGCTTCGGCAAGCTGGACTTCCAGATCATCAACCCCACCATGCGGGACGTGTGGGAGCAGTTGACCGGCGAGGAGGATGATGCCGAATCTGACGGGTGATAAGCTTTTGTCCACGACTTACTAGTTTTCTCTGTATCTCAATCAAACAATCAAAACACCAACACATAGACAAGGAGCACACCGAAATGGTGCGTCTTTCACTCAACGTAGACCAGGAAACTATCGACAACTCAGGCCGCGACGACGAGCCCGTACCCGCTGGCAAGTACGAGGTCAAAATCTTCGAGATCAAGGCCGACGAGGTAAAGAACGGCGACAACAAGGGCAAGCTGCGCTTGAAGTTCCACTTCCGCATCGAGGACGGTCAGGAGTCTCCTGACGGCAGGCACCAGGGCAACCGACGCATCTTTGCCGACGTGAACGCCTTCACCGGGGTCAGCAAGAAGGACAACAGCCCGACCCCGCCGTATGACCTGCTGGCCATCGCCAAGGCCATCGGGGTTTCCGCCGAAGACCTCGCGGACATCGACACCGAGGAATGGCTGGGTGAAGCGCTCCAGGTCACCGTCGCCCACAAGAAGAAGCAGCACCAGGTGGATGGCCAGTGGGTGGACATCGAACCCGCTGAGTACCGT